TTTCTTCCACGCCTGTACGTGAAAACGGTGAGAAGATTTCCTGCGGTGTTCGCCCAGGCCAACCGTATCTCAACAAACGTTCTTTCACACTTTGGGCGAATGTACCAGATATGTTATTATTTTCGTCGATGTAAGCAATTTCTATTTCCTTATCATTCTCATCAACAGAAGTGATTCTCCAAGAGGACATATTACTCCTTTACGGTGTGGGTAGTACCGGAGGTTGCGGCCAATAAAAATACTTATCCCAATCGAGAACTAATTCTTTCGCTCGTTTGAGCGCCGCATTATAAGCGTTTGTAGAGGTGGTAGATTGGTCACTCCAAGTTCCCTCTTTCAACATCGCTTCCAACTTTCCATTTTGTATTATCTTTTCCAATTCCGCTTTGAATTTTGGATTCAAAAGAAGTCTTCGATTCCCAAGCGGGTCATAATTTTCGGCCTCGTTTGCAAGGTCACTAATATAATAACTACGAAGAGAGGCAACATCTTGAGTTGATATAAACGAAAGTCCATTGTCAATTGCGTAAGTGTGCTTCGAACTATCGTAAATCCAATTCTCTTCGTGCCTATCTGTATTACCAATAATCATATCGATTACGGTAAGTTTTGCTGGCTCTTCTTTGTCGGGCATATTTTTAACAAACGTATCCATGTCGTATGCAACATTACGCCCTTGCTGCGAATTATCAATCCAAAGTTGAAGACTTCGATACTTCCCATCTTCATCGACGAATACTATGGTTTTTGGTACAACGCCCATCCTTAGTGCTTCGTCAAGTTGACCCGCAGCAACTTCTCTATGCGCCCATCCATGTTTTATTCCCCCGCCCCATGGAAAAGGCCCATCGGATTTGAGAATTCCTTCACCATCCCCAACGATACGAACACGAACTTTTGGGAACTGTCCGTTGACGCCCTGTTGCGGTTGCCAATTTGACGACGGTTCAATACGCATCTTTCCATCTTTCGAAACAATCCAGGGTTCGTCGTTTGGAAATAACGTAACCCAATTGTTACAACTATCTGCATTTGGCGGCGCACCTTGCGGTGCCTCAACATACTTTCCGCCCTTTTTCATTGCGGGTACTACGGCCGCCTTTTGTTTTGGTGTTGGCAACTCAACCCACTTTGGATTCAAAAATTTCAATCTCATAAAGTCGGGTTGTCCAAACGCCTGAATAAAAACATCTTTTACTTCATTGGGCTTGATAATAAACGCCCCGCCCGCATGGAATTTGATTCCCAATTGCTTGAACATATCTTGTTCGGCTTTTCGAAGTTGACTGTCAATTCCCTTATGCGATAGAAGTGCTTTTTCAAAAAAATCTTGAAGGGCCTCTTGTTTTTTCGTCGGTGTGATACCCCCAATTTTTACAAGGGTGAGTTGTTTTTTCGAGTCGTCATAAACAACCATCGTTTCAATATCGCCAAACGAATCGAATTTTGCAAGAAGTTTGTGAATCCCAGCTTTTTCGTCAGCAAGCGCACCATACATTACCAGTTCGCCAGGGTCGTTCAAGTTTCCAGCAAGTTCTTTCGCTTCCAGCGCATTGAACAAATCTTCTTTTTGTTTCTTCAAAAGTTGTGCTGGGGAAAGCTGTTTAGGTACTTTTGGTGCCGGGGGTGGATTTGGAATTGCTACAAACTTTCCAACATTTATCAATTTGAAATTTTCATATTCACCCTTACCCCAAATGTTTATGTATCGAGCGGATATTTGTTGAAATTTCATCGAAACATAATCACCCGGTTCGATTGTAAACCCAAAATGAGTCCAAAAACCCAGCCCCTTCAAAGTCAACTTGACGGTTTTAATATTTTTCCCGTCCAGCATTGCCTTCTCCAAGAACTCCTTCAACATTTTCTTTCCGTTCCCAGGTTCGAGGGCGCCAATAAAATTCACTTTGTAACTGTTCGTTCCCTTTACTTCAAAATAAGATAAGGCCCCAACGATTTCGCCCTTATTATTCAATCGGTAAATCAACTTGTAATAATTAGGATTCATCGGGTCATTGTCGTGGTGACTTTCAACCGCATGATACAAATTGAACTCTTCCGGCGACAATTGATTCCAAGGAATTCCCTTGTACTTATTGATTACTTTTTCTTCCGCTTTTCTCAACGACCATGCGGTAGGCGGTTTCGGTGGTGCGGGTGGGGGTGGTGGTTTCGGTGGTTTTGGAGTTGACATTCCCATCCCAGGCACCCACTTGCCCGGTCGGTATCCAGGCACTACCACTCTCATAACCCGGAACCCTTCCCGGTCTGGTTGACGAACAAGCCCGGTTTGCTTTACAAAATCCTGCATAACCCTTTGGTGTTCTTTCACCTTTGCCAGTTCGTAAGTATTATCAGACCCGCCAGCACCCAAAACTTCGGCCTGTGTTTTCCATCGGCGAATATCTCTCTCGATTTCCCTTTGCTTTTGGGTACCTTCGTAAAAAGACATTTCTTCGCCGTTATAAGTCAATCTCATTTGGTCGTAATCGTTCAACTCTTTATTGCTATAATTTCTAGTTGATAGGTCTTTGAAAAATGGATAAAACGAATGACGACAATTCCACCCACCAAGACCATCACCTTCACCATAATGAGTTTCTGTTACAAATATTTTGTACCCGGGTGTTCCCCCGCTCAACGAATAAACTTGTCCTTGCCAAACCGCATGAGTTGGGCGGGCGCCAATATGAGCGGAAACTTCAACGAGGTCGGAACCCATTTCGTAAGCGTGGTCAATTTGAACTCGGTTCGCCGTCTGTGATACCCCGGTGAGTAAAGCCCGCCGCATTGCCACGTCAATTTTATCAGTCTTGCCCGTGTACTTGACAACCGTAAGCCCTTTGGCCGCCATATCTTTTAGATTTCGACGAAGTGCTTCGGTATAACTATAAGCCCCGCTCGAAACTTGCATATACATTCGGTCAACAGTATCGATGTATAATTTCTGCCCCGCATTCGGCATTGTCTTCGCCAAATTTTCCATTATGCCCCCGGTCTTTTCGAGTCCGGCGACAAGTGCGTTTTGCATAGCGTGAGACAAATTCAACGGTATTGGGTCAAGTCCGGCGGCTTTATAAATCGCATCGTCGTATTTGACGGCCTTCACCCCAGCCGCTTTGAACGCATCCCGCAATTCTGTTTTTGACATTCCCGTCATTGCCGAAACCCTATCAACAATATCTTCGTAGATTTGACCAGACTCGGACATAATTTGCGTCTGTAATGCGGCAGTTTCGGTGACGTATCCCATCTTATTTATTCGACGGGCAATGTCTTTTAGAATTTCGTCCGACAAATCCCCATACATCTTTTCGATATTGTGGATAAGGTCGTCCATATCCCAAGGCACTAGGGGCATTTTAGACCGCCGGGAATTCTAATACTGGTTGTTCGGAAGTTGCTAGACCAATCATTTCCTTTGCTTTTATTTCCGACTCCCCAAAATTCCGCATTCGGAATTCTATCTTTGACATTATTGCCGTATTTACAAGCGTCAAATCCTTACGGAATTGGGCCTCTTTGTCAACTACAATCGAATCGTCAAATGTGAACGTTGCCTCGTAAGTTCCCATCGGTACGAGATTACTGAGTGTAGCCCAAATATCAATCGCATAAATCAAATCCTTGAGCGAATCTTCCAGGGCCTTTTGCGTGTCAACTACCATAGCATAAGTTCGTTGCTTGGCACTAAGAATTTCCGTTGCCGTCTTTTCAATCATTGTCGGGTCAGATAAGGTGCCGTAAGCCAAACCGCAAGAGAATTCGATTCGTTTCATAATCGAATCCAAACCCATCAGCAAATCAGCCTGGCGGAAAGTTGGCGACCAATCTTTGAATAAAGCATCTTCTTGACCGCCCGCATCGATAGTTCGATATAATTTCTTATTCGGCAGAACTGGTTTTCCATCAGGGTCTTTTCCAAAAGCCAGCACGTCAACGTATAAAGCACGTTGGCCCGATTCGAATTCCCACAAGAAGTTTGACCATTGTTTGTCGGCCTGTTGAATCAAATCGACCGCCCGAGCATAACAAGACACGCCCAACTTGCTTGAACGGTCAATATTGTTAGCGACTGGAAATCTGAAATAAGCAAATAATGGCTTGTCAATATTTTGGATAGTCGCCTCGGGCATGAGCAAAGACCAATCGGCAACGGACGTAAGTGACACCTGGGAACCCAAATCGTTTGCACTTGACGATTTGAAGGCCATGTTTTTGACCAAACAATTCTTCCCAGTCATTTGATGATACTCGAACTTTGTAAACCAATATTGACCAATCTGTCGTTTGTCCACGAAAATTGCCCCACGCATTTCACCATTGGGGCCGAATTCTACTGGATAAAAAGCATCAGCCTTGACGTAATCAATTATAACTTTTCCGTCGTCGTTGATATACGGTTTGAAAATCATGCCACCCAACGCAACCCCATATTCGGCCTGTTCCCGAATTGAATCCATAACCTCTTCCATTTCAACGTTTAGCCAATCGGCCCGGGGCGAACCTGTAATTTCAACCTTTGCTTCGATGGTTGTAATCCTAGCAATCTCAGATGCAATCGCAACTGGTAAATTCAAAGAAACAATATCGGTTGTCAACCAAGGCGCCTGGTTGGCATACAGTTTTGACCAATATTCAATCGCTCTACTCATTGCATCCGACACAGGCGGGTCAATTTTGAAGACGGTTTTGATTGTGTCTCTTGTTAGCATAATTTTCTCCCAAAGACCACGAATCCAGGTGGTAATCGATTCAAACATGGTTTACTCCATGTAAGTGACAATTTGATAATAATTTTGACTAACCGCAATACAGGCACCCGTTCCCGACCATTCGTAGAACCAAGTTCCTAATTTTATGGCAGGTATCTCTTTAGAAAATTTTCCTGTCGAATCTCGAACAACTTGACCAAGATGATACCAATAAACCGATTCCATTCCTTCCGGGTCAATGATTCTTAGTTTTGTTGTAGTTGGATTGGTCAATACTCCCAAGACCTTGAATTGACAAGATACGGTCGGATTTGAATTCAGTATATATTTATTCGCCATTGTCATTCCCCGTTACTGTCATTGTTAGTAAATCTGAAATTTCTGCCACCATATAATTCCTATCCCGACTTGCAAGGTTCCCGTAGATTTCTAATGCAGAACCGATTGTTAGAATTGCATCTATAAAGTCGAAGTCAAATTGGCCAGTATTAGTAAGTAATTTCAGGAACCGTATCCAATTTAGAATTGCGTCATTCCCAACAAGCGCAAAACTGCCTGGGGTGGTAAGGGTTTTTCGATTATAAAGCAATCTTTCGCCCGCACTTGACAGACTAAAACTTCCGGTTGCGCCCTTGGTCAAGCGGTTCAAAAGTAAGTTTCCGTTTTTCCCGGAAAGTGTAAACACGCCTGTCGTTGTTTGCAGTTTATATTGACCAAGAATTAGCCAGGTCAAAATTGCATCGAGTCCTGTCCAAGTAAATTGACCTGTCGTAGTTTTGGTCAAGTGTTTCCAAAGTTCTATTGCGTTTTTCCCGTCGAGAGTAAACCCCCCAGCGGTTGTAAGCACTTTGCGATTGAGAAGTTCAATTGCGTTGTTTCGTGTCCAAGTATAAGACCCGGCGGTCGTGAACATCTTACGGTTGACAAGTTCAATGGCATTGTTTCTATTCCAAGTGAAAACTCCTGCCGTCGTGAGCGTCTTGCGATTGAGAAGTTCAATTGCGTTGTTTCGTGTCCAAATAAAGGCCCCGGCGGTTGTCCAAAGGTAATAATTATTTATTCCAGTTTTGGTAAGTATTGCATCGTTCCGTGTCCAGATATAAGACCCGGCGGCCGCCAACACCAATCTTTTGTAAAGTTCAATTGCGTTTTTACCATCAAGAGTAAAAACCCCCGTAGTAGTTTTGAGTGGAAAACCTTTGGCAAGTATAGCGTTATTTCGTGTCCAAACATAAGACCCAGCGGTCGTAAGCGTTTTACGATTGTAAAGTTCAATTGCGTTATTCCGTGTCCAGGTAAAACTGCCAAGTGTAGTGAACGTTTTTCTACTAAAAAGTTCAATGACATTATTTCGTGTCCAGGTGTAAGACCCGGCGGTCGTAAGCGTTTTACGATTGTAAAGTTCAATTACACTATTTCGTGTCCAGATGTAAGACCCGGCGGTCGTAAGCGTTATACGATTATAAAGGTCGATTGAATTGTTTCGTGTCCAGGTAAAAGACCCCGTGGTTGTCTGCAACGTATATCCCGTAACAGGAATATACGCCACTTCAAGCAATAGCGCATCCCAATAGGGAACGGGATTATAGTCCGTCGCATAACCAACCCGACCTTCCAGCCCATTTACTAATGCCGTCGTCCAGCCGCCACTTGGTATTGGTAAGTTTTTAGTCTTATAAAATTGTGACGATTCGGACATATCGCCTGTGTAAACGACTGTGACAGTCGTGCCGTCATACATCCTTGTTGACGCATTATTTGACGACGTTCCAGCCGAATGGTAGGCTACATACGCTTGCACACCCAAGATATTTGTTTCTGCCGTATCCGCAAATCCTACTGCCGCATAACCCGTTTGCGCCCCTACCTGTTTGATATAAGTTGTCAAACTACCAAATGGCACATCTGATAATTCTACATTTGCAGGATTAGAACTATCATTGACCGTCACGCTGGCGTTGTCTTCAATATTTGTCGGTGGGTTCGGAACCGACGTTCCACCCGAATTCGGTGACAGACCTACAATTGCATGTGGCCCAAGTGGGTAGTCGCCTAAAGTGAAAGAAAAAACTGCATCATCCCAATAACACTCGCCAGTATTGATTGTCGGCGTACTCTCGATAAACCCAAATAACAGCCCGTTGAATGTGGTTGCTGTTTGAGAATAAGTAGTAACTTGCTCACCAACGGCTTCAACATTATAAGTAAGACTGCTGGTACCCGTTGAGCAATCGCCTTTGGCTTCAATTCGATACCAAGTATCCTGAGCCAAAACTTGATTGACTTTTGCGCCGTTAGTTACCCATCTTCCAAATATCTTTTGGTCGGCTGGGTCAAAGTTTATTCTTGCGGTTGACCCTGCGGCATTATAAACTCTCGCAATTGACATTTCCACATTTGGTAGAGTATGCCACATAAAATAAAATGACAAAGCAAATGTGGCTTGCGTAGTTAGCGGCAAGGCAATTGAAACAAGTGTTTCCCCGCCCGAACCTAGACCTTTTAGAGCATATCCGCCAGTTCGCTTGGTGGTGGATTGAATTGACATTCCAGAACCGGTAATGGCGGTAACAAGACCGCCACCATTGATATTGAGAACGCCATATTCAAAACCAGTCAATAAAACTGGTGTGGCCATAAATTACCCCTTATGCAAGGGTGAACATTGGATAGGTGGATGTCCAGTCGGTTCCGTCGTTGGAATTGCCAACCGTGAATGTTTCGCCGACGCCCAAAGTCACGCCCGCACCATAATCAAACCAACCAATTAGAGGTCGGGTTGCGGCGGCACCTTTTGTGGCATTATAAACCACGGCATAGCGGAAAGTTGCCATTGCCGATGTAATACAAGTCCACATCGTTTTTGTTCCGTAGAATTTTCCGGTGCCGGAAGTCTGAATATATTGCTGGCCCGTGAGCGCAATCCCACCTTTTGCATATCCGTTGCCGGCCGCAATTTCGGAGGCGTTTGAAGTCGCCTTGACCACGCATGGTGTAACCGATGTGTCAACTACGTTATCGGCGACGTTGGGAACGGTATTGGTAAGCAAAACCATAATTGAATCCCCGCCCGTTGCCAGGTTGTGAAGAACTTTCCCCACATCTTCCACGAACTGATTGATTTTATAAAAACTTGAAGTTGCCATTATATTTCCTCCTCCGTTTCTTCGAATCCATTGAATACAGGTTCGGCGCCCAACAACTTGATTTGTTTTACCAGTTTTGCCACGCCACTTTCAAGATGCACAATTCGTTTTTGCTGTTTGTCGAGTTTTTCCTCCAACTGTTCTTGACGTTCTTCAATTTTCATAAGTTCTGCCCTATGTTCGTCCCTGGATTTTATAATTTCGTTTTGTAGATTTTTTACTACTAAATCGTAAGCATTCGAAATCTTTTCGGCCGCCGATGCGTCAAGTTCCCGTGATTCTGCCGCTTGTTGTTTTCTTGATTTTTTATTCGTCCTGGCGATATAAATGGCAACCCCGGCCGAAATAATCGCCGGAACTAAAATAACAAGAATAATTTGAATTGCGTCAAGTTGGGGGTCTGTCATTCTGGTTCTTGTCCTCTCACAAAGTTATTGTGCATTTCTACCCACTCTTCATCGGTAAGAGAACCGTCAGGTTTGGTTCGCCCCGTCAAGTGTTTTATCATTTCTTGCATCCATGCTTTGAACGATTCCAGCGAATCATCTTTCGGCCTCGAAACGAGAACTCTTTTACCAGTCATAGTCAACTCCCTTGGTTAGAAATCCGTCGCCCACAATATAAACGGAATCTTGAGTATATTTTATCGCTAATCGAATTGCTTCGGACTTTGTAAAGACATTTTTTGAAACGTCCAGGCAAGCCTTAGTTCCAGACAACCAACCCCCAAGGTAGTAATCTTTATACATCAGCCCCCGCAAATGAGTCGAGGCATAACTAACAATATCCTTATCAGTCATTTCTGAGACTTCTTTTCTGAACTCGTATGCTTTGGCGCCACCAACCATAAAACCCGTAGTTGGTTCTTTGCCGTCAAGCGTGTAAGAAAATCCGCCATCTTCTTGAATGGTCGAGGCCATGGAACCGTAATCCAGGCCAGCGGCCTTTCGAGCGGCGGCTTCAATTTTTGTCGGTGAAAAACTCCACCAACCACCACGGGGGCCGGATTTTTCCCGTGGATGAAGCATTTCGCTGTATTTTCCTGGCATTATTCGCCTCTTCGTTTCCAGACTAAATTCGTGGCGTATCTTGTGGCATCAATCGAGTGGTTCTTTTCGTCAGGATAGGCGGAAATGATTTCGTCGTCTTTGGTGCGCTCGAATTCATACTCCAAAAATTCCTTGGCAGTTTCGGGCGCCCGTTCTTGGTCAATTACAATTGACGTCAACGACGCCATCCATTTCATCGAGTAATTAACAGATTCTTTTCCCTTTTCTGCGCCCCGGGCCAAAGCGCCGTAAGCCCGAAAGTCGGCCACGGATTTTGGTTCGGCCGAATCGCAAATGACAGTTTCCCAATCTTCATAATCACCATCTTCTTTGATGGCATTGTAAAACTCTTCATTGGAAGTTTTGTATCGACGAACTTCGTTGTAGATATACAACGTCATTGTTTTTGGTTGATAAAAACACTTGACGTAATGGGCAGGGTCGGGGTAAAAACCCCAGTCAATTCCGTTGAGCGGTCGGTCAAATTCGTTGATTTCTTCATCGGTAATCTTGCGTATAACCACGTTCCCGAATACCAAACCGCCAGCAAAATTAGGATTGCCAAGATATTCATGGTCGTAAGCGCCAGGATTGACTTTTTGAAGGTGAGCGGCCTCTGCCAGCCAGGGTTCGCCCAACCACTCGGGCGGAACGGCTAAATAAGACGATTTATGTCGGAGTTGCATTTCTTTGGGAATTATTATGTACTGGTTGGCCCAGTTGTTTTGCGTCCTGGGGGGGTTGAACGATTTGAACGTCCAGGCCAGGTCGCCGCCCCGCATCACACTTTGTTCAACTTTACGAACTGATTCTCCGCCGTTGAATTGGTCAAGTTCTTCAAACCATAAGATTCCTATATAGCCAAAGGGCGGCTTGACAGACTTGAGTTTGTTTGGGTCGTCGCCTCCCCTAAAGTATATCATTTGCCCTGTGGGTAAGTATGTTATTTGCATAGGGTTGGCTATATACTTGAATGTTTCAGATAAGCCTAATTCGTTTATTGCCCATATAATTTGAT